GCTGCACGACGATGAAGGACCGGCAGCCCGTGATCCGCATCGACTCGCGCGAGACGCCCAACTACATCAACGACAACTCCGAGTTCCCCGGCCTCGCAACGCGCGCTGCGGTCGCCGAGCTCGAGCAGGAGACCGGCGGCGAGGGCAACGTCGTCTTTGACGTGAGGGTCCGCGGGCTGTTCCCCGCGCAGGCGGCCAACTCGGTTGTCTCCGCTGCGGCAGTCGAGATCGCGATCGGCCGGTGGGCGCAGGCGCGTCCCGACTGGACGTATCCGATCGTCGTCGGCGTGGACGTCGCGCGCTTCGGTGACGATGACTCGGTGTTGCAGGCGGTCGTGGGTCCGTACGCGTTCCACCCTGTCGTGTTCCACGGGCTCGACACGCGCGAGGTTGCCGGCGAGGCGCGCAAGTACGCGCTCGGCCTCGCGGCGCAGCGCGAAGCGGAGATGATCGCCGAGGGCACGCGCTTCGACGTCGAGAGCCCGTATGTGCACGTGGACGTCAACGGCGTGGGCGCGGGCGTCGTGGACAACATCGACCGCGCGGGCCTGAACGTGCGCGGCATCGGCGCGAGCGAGCGCGCGACCCGTGACGACAAGTTCATCAACCGGCGTGCGGAGTTGTGGCTGGACATCCCCGAGTGGTTGAAGGTCGGCGCGATGCCCCCGTGCCCGCGGCGTGACGTGGAGCTCCTCGCGCCCACGTACAGCTTCGGCGAGCGGAACCGCCTCAAGGTCGAGTCGAAGGACGACATCAAGAAGAAGATCAAGCGGTCGCCCGACCACGCCGACGCGCTCGCGCTGGCGGTCACGCGCGTGGTCACGAGCAGCGGTCCAGTCAGCAGGCCAGCAGGCCGCGAGGCAGCGGCGCGAGGAGGGTGGCTATGAGTCTCTCGATCTGGGAAGACGACGACCTCGTGAGCGCGCTCGGCTACGGCGGGCGTGAGTACGACGTGCTGATCGCCGAGGCGCGGCTCGGTGCGCGTCGCAGGCGTCAGCGCGAGGAGCGGCCCACGAAGCGCCAGCCGACGGCGGCCGAGCTGCGCGCGGCGTGGCGCGAGCGCAAGGCGGCGCTCAGGCAGCGCGACGAGGTGCGCGAGCGAGAGCGCGCGTACGACGAGCGGCGGCGACGCGCGGAGGGCTATCGCCCGTGGCCGCAGTACGTCGCCGAGGTGAAGCGGCAGGCGGCCGACAGGCGACCGCAGTTGTACTTCCCGTGGCTCTTGGAAGCGGCGGCGTAGGCGTGCCGTCCCGCGTGGGCGGCGGAGAGGCTTCGGAGGTGGTGAAATGAGCGACGACAGCGACAACGAGCCGCGCGAGCGGACGGCATTCGAGCACCTCGCGTGCGCGGCGCGCACGGCGACCGAGGCGGCGTTCTGGAAGGCGACCGCTGCCAGCATGGGCAACGCGCCTGTCGGCGCGAACGGAGAGGGCGCGCTCGTGGCCGCGTTGAAGCGATCCGCTGACGAGATGGCGAAGAGCGCCGCGCGAGACGCGACGGTCTCAGCGTGCGCGGCGGCGCTTGTGCTTGTCGCGGATCTCGCGAGCCTCGGCGGCAGCGCCGTCGACCGCGAGGCCGACGCGGACGACCTCGACGAGCGCGACCCCGCAGCCAGCGCAGCGGAGCGGGCGGGCGTCGTCGTCGTGGACGTGCGCGCAGGCACGGCAGATCACGACCTCGACGCGGGCGGGCATCCGCCGGACGGTAGCGCCGTGCCGTCTCCCGCGCGAGGCGAGGGGTCGGAGGGCAACGTGGTCGTGAACGTGTACCCCGGCAGCTACCTCGACGGGATGACGCTCGCCGAGTGGCGCGAGTCGCACGACAGGATGTGGCGCGAGCGCGTCGAGGCCGAGCGGCGCAGGCTGCGGGAGGCCGACCGTGGCTGACGAGGTGTGGGCGCTCGACGAGCGCACGACGTGGCGAGACCAGCCGCGCGATCGCGAGCGCAAGCTCGAGGCCGAGCGCGACAGGCTGCGGAACGAGCTCGACGCACTGCGGGCCGCGTGCCGGACGCTGCTCGTGAGCCTGCGAGAGGGGCCCATGCCGCGCGACGAGCACGCCGCGGCGCGACATCTCGCGGCGCTGGTGGGTCGTTGACGCGAGCCCTGCACATGCGCCGCGAGCGCCAGGCGGGCGAGGGCCTCGACCTGCGCGTCTCGCTCTGCGGCATGCTCGCGGTCGACGTCACCGACGAGGCGGTCACCGTGACGTGTCGCCTGTGCCGCGACCGGCTACGCGCCGCGCAGGAGCCCGCGCACGAGCTGCCGCCGTCGGGCGAGTGGCTACGCCCGCCGCGGGGCGCATCGAGGCTCACGCAGGCGCAGCGGCGCGCCATCGCGCGGTCCGTGGCAGGCGACGACGACGCGGTGACGCGCTCGCGCTTCCGCGGCTGGGCGGCGCTGCACGAGCACCGCGCGCGCGTCGTGGATGACGGCTGCCCGGTGCGCTCCACGAGCGACCCCGGGCGCTTCGGCGCGAGGTCGCGCACGAGTGGCGGTGCGATCCGCATGCCGTCGGGTCGCGACGACGTGATCGAGGTCGATCGCGTGCTCGACGTCGTGACGCGCTCGCCGCGCACGGTCGGGCCGCATGTGCTCGGGCAGGCCGCGCAGCTCGCGATCTACCTCGCGCGCGCCGAGGGTCGCCCGCTGGTCGGGCGCATCGCGCCGGGGCGTAAGGGCCTCGTCGCGACGCGCGTGCCGCTGAGCGCGGCGCAGGTAGCCGAGCGCCTCGGCAGCGAATGGACGGCGCACCACGTCGGGCTGCTCGTGCGGGGTATCCGTGCCGTCGCAGAGCCGATGCTGATCGCCAAGGGCATCTTGCCTGCGCGGCTGGCGAGCGAGGCCGCAGAGGAGAGCGAGACGATGCGCGTTCCGGGATACGACCTCGAGGGCTGGAAAGAGATCGCAGACGCGCTCGGCGTCAGCGAGGACACGGCGCAGCGGTACCGCTCGACGGGCCTGCCCGTGTTCGAGGTGACCGGCTCGCGCCGCGTCATCGCCAGCCGCGCCGCGGTGACAGCGTGGAACCTCGCGCGCGTGCAGCCGAAGGCATCCTGAGCCACGCTTGCGGGATGACCGCTCGCCTCGTCGTCCTCCTCGCGCTCGCTCTCGTCGGCTGCCCCGCGCCTCATCCGGCATCGGACGCGGCGGTCGTCAACGACGACGTCAATCGCCAGTGGGCCCCGTGCTACGGCTGCGGCGGCGAGTGCGATCCGACGTTCGGCACCGTGAGCGCCGCGCCGCGCGACTCGTGGCCCGACGCGGACTGCGCCGAGTGCGTGTGCTTCTGCGGGCTGCCCACGCAGCCGACCGCCGAAACGCCGCGCGTCTTCTGCCGCAGCGCCTCGTTCCCCGGCGAGCCGCCGATCTACGTGCCCTCGTGCGACCGCGACAGCACCGCGATCACGCAGGGGACGTGCTTCCGCGACCGCTTTCGCTGAGCCTGCGGAGTCGTGCGGCATCGTGCGGGGACGTGCGCGTAGCACAGGGCGCTTGAATCGCGCATCGTCTCGGTAGGCTCGCGCGACCTGTACCGGTCCCCACCTCCCCCATAGCCGCCAGCGGGCGCGCACGGGCCTACTACTACGCCGCTCCTCGCGCGGCTGGCGAGGTCCTCATGGCGCTCTCGGACTGGCTCCCGTGGCGCACGTCCGCGCGCGCTGCGGCACCCGCCCTCGCCACGCTCCCCGGCGGTGCTCCCGTTGGGCGCGTCTTCGGCGCGGCGCGCATCGAGCGCAGCGACCCCTTCGCCATCGAGGCGAACGCGGGGCCCAACCTCGTGGCGGCGCTGCGTGCCGCCGATAGCGGCTACCTCGGCGGGCTGAACGCCGCGATCGAGTCGGCGCTCGTGCGTGACTCGCGCCTCGCTGGCGTGGCCTCCGCGCGCGTGCTCGCGCTGACCTCGCGACGCTGGGCCGTGCGCCCGCCCGCGGGCTACGAGCAGGATCGGCAGGCCGTCGAGGTCGCGAGCGCGATCACGCAGGTCCTCTACCAGACGCCCGGATTCACGCAGCGTCGGGCCGAGCTCGCGCAGGGCATCCTTCGCCCGGTCGCGGTGCTTGAGCAGGACTGGCAGATCGACCGCAACGGGTGGCGCGTCTCGCGTCCCCGGCAGATCGATCCCGGCCTCGTCGACTACGACCCGGCGCGCGGCGCGTGGGTGGTCGCCGACGGCCCGCTCCGTGGCCGCCCGCTCTCGGACTGGCCCGACAAGTTCATCGTTCACAGCCCCGCGCGTGGCCTCGCGATTGCGAAGCAGCGGCGCGGCGCGCTGCGCCCCATGCTCTCGCTCTCGTTGGCGAAGCGCTACGGCCTCCGCTGGTGGGCCGAGATGCTCGAACGCTTCGGGCAGCCTCAGGTGTACGGGCAGGCGTCCGAGCACGCCTCCGAGGCGCTCCTCGACGAGCTGACGACGGGCCTTCGCAAGATGTCGTCGCAGTGGGCGGCCGCCTTCAAGGGCGACGTCAAGATCACCGCGATCCCGGTGTCGATCAACGATGCGGCGCACCTCAAGTTCATCGACTTCGTCAACACCGAGTACGCGGTGAACTTGCTCGGCGGCAACCTCGCCACCGAGTCGAAGGACGGCCAGGTCTACGGCTCGCAGGCTCAGGCGCAGGTCCGCGGCGACATCCTCGCCAGCGACCTCGTCGAGCTCGACGAGACGATCACGGACCAGTGGATCGAGCCGACTGTCCGCTTCAACGCTCCGGGCGCTCCGGTCCCCGTGATCGAGAGCGTGATCTCTGCGTCCCGCCCGTGGGCGCTCGCGGAGTACCAGGGCGGCCTCTGCACGCTCGACGAGTTCCGCTCGAGCAACGGCCACGACCCGATCGGCGGCGAGCGCGGCGGCAGCTTCGCGGCCCCGCAACTGCCCACCTACGCGCAGGGCACGCAGGTGCTCTCGATCCCGAGTCCGCTCGCTCTCCCGCCTGGGGGTGCGGATGCGGACGCCCCTTTCCCGAGGTCGACCCCGTCGACTTCGCCGACGTCGCGCACTCCTCGGAGCGGACCCGCGCGACTGCTCTCGCAGTCGTAGGCCGTCCCGGCGCGCTCGCGTCCGAGGCCATCCTCGACAGCGCGTCCACCGGGCGCGCGTGGCTGGAGATGCTCGCGGCGCATGTCCGCGGCATCGAGCCGAGCGGCATCGCCGACGCTGTGCGCGCCTGGGGCGAGCAGCTCGACGAGGACGACCGTATCGCCGGGGCCGTCTACCGCGCAGCCTTCCAGGCGCACCTCGGCGGGCAGCTCATGGTTCGCGAGGTGGAGCTCGCGGACGACGACGACAGCGCGGCGCGCGTCATCGCGTCCCGCCGCGAGGGTCCGTTCCTCGCGCTCCCGTTCGAGGAGGCGCTGCGCTTCTTCCGGTCGAAGGCGCTCATCAGCGAGGCCGAGTTCGACGCGATGCGCGACCGCTACCGCGAAGGCGGCTTCGTCGCGCGGCGGCTCGCGTCGCAGCGACTGCAAGAGGTCGCGCGGCGCAGTCTCGACAGCCTGCTCGCGCAGGACATGACGATCGCCGAGGTCTACGCGGCGATCCGCGAGGCCGAGGCCCCCGAGATCCGCGCGCTCGGCATCGATGCCGCGTCGCCGTTCTACCTCGAGACCGTGCTCCGCACGAACGTCGCGGGCGCCTACGGCCACGGCCGGTGGCAGGCAGTCAACGCCCCAGAGGTCCGCGCACTGCGGCCCTTCCTCCGCTACGTGACCGCTGGTGACGAGGCCGTGCGCCCCGCGCATCGCGCGCTTCACGGCAAGGTCTTCCGCTCTGGCTCCGGCGAGGCAGAGCACTACGCGCCGCCCCTTGGGTACAACTGCCGCTGCGCGTTCACGACCTTGTCAGAGCGCCAGTTCACGGCGCGCGGCTACGTGCTGACAGAGGGGCGCATCGAGGGCGTGGAGCCTGACGACGGCTGGGCCGGCGCGCCGCGCCCGCTCGACGCCACCGACATCTAGGAGACCGCATGAACCTGCTCTCGCTCGTCGTCATCGAGACCGACGGCGGGGCCGAGGTGCGTCTGCGCGATGCCGACGGCGGCGAGGCGTACCCCGACGTCTACGCGGCCCTCGACTCGCTGCTGAGCGACTCCGAGTTCTCCGCGCGCGAGCCTGTCCTGCGCGACGAGAGCGGCAGTCCGGTCGGCGTGTGGCGATGGCTCGACGCGACCGCCGAGGAGCCCGCGCCCGCAGCCGATGGCTCGCAGGTGACGCGCGACCTGATCGCGCGCATGGCGGCCCGACTCAACAGCGGCTCGCCCGTGCCGATCGACGGCGTGAGCAGCGAGCCGCACCAGCAGCTCTACCAGACTGGCACGCACGCGGACGGCTACGGCCACGTCGGCGTCGAGGTGCAGGACCGCTCCGGCCGCTGGCACCTGTGGCTCTACGCGGAGCTCGGGCCCGAGGCTGCGCGCGTGACGTCGCAGGGACTCGTGTGGTCCGGATCGATCGGATTCACGAGCGACGGGCGGCTCCTCCAGCACGCGCTGACGAACGTCCCCGCAGTCGAGGGCTTGCGCCCGAACAACGCGACCCGCCACGCGGCGAGGCGCGTCCACACCCGCTCACTGAGGATCACGATGACGAAGCCCAAGACCAGCCAGCGCGGCCCCGCGCTCGACCTACTCGCGAAGATCGCGGCCGTCCTCGGCGTGTCGATGGAGGACGAGAAGGGCGCGGAGTCCTTCGAGAGCCCGCTCATGGACGCGCTGTACGCGCTCAAGGGCGAGGCTCGCATCGAGGGCGTGCTCGAGGCTGCGGCCGGTGGCGCTGCGGCTGCGCCGGACGCCGAGGCGCTCGACGCCACGCGCTCCACTGTCGCCGCGCGCGCGATGCTCGAGGGCTTCGCCGACGAGGCCGCGCAGGACCTGTTCACGTCGGAGGCGCTCGCGATGTTCCGCGACATCTTCGGCAAGGCCGACGCGTCGCCCGCCGAGGTGCTCGACCTCGCGAAGGCGTCGCTCGCCGCGTTCAAGGGCGCGATCGGCGAGGCCGCCCCGCCCGGCGACGCTGCGGCGATGAGCGAGACCGACGCGTCCGCGCGCTCGGCGCTCGTCGAGGTGCCGCGCCTGCGCGCGGAGGTAGCGAAGCTCGCGTCCGAGGTGGCTCGCCGCGACACGCGCGACGGCATCGCGAAGCGCGCGACCGACGCGAAGGCGGCGCTCACCGCCGACGAGCTCGAGCAGCTCACCGCGGACGTGCTGTCCGTGGGCGACCCCGGCGCGCGCGAGCGTGTCATCGAGCGCGCGATCAAAGCCGCTCAGAGCGTGCCGACTGGCGACGTGTTCGCGCGCAACGCGACCGGCGCGACGAAGCCGGAGAGCTTCCGCGCTGCGTGGGAGTCGCTCGTCCCCGGCGTCGAGAAGAGCCATCCGGGCATCGCGAAGCATGTCGTCGTGGCGCTCGCGCAGAAGGCCGCGCGCGCTCGGTTCCCCCAGTTCAACGCGTGATCTGACCACGCCAGGAGAAGACCTATGGAACAGTTCCTCCACCAGGGCGTGATGATCTCGCGCCGCACCGCCGCTGCCATCGCCAAGGGTTCGCCCGTCAAGCTCGACACCGATCCCGAGTACGTGGTGACCAGCACGTCGAGCGGCGACGCCGCGATCATCGGCGTGACCGCGGACGACAGCGTCGCGGGCGGCACCGTCAACGTCGTGATCTTCGGCATCGCGCCCGTGAAGATCCAGACCGCCAGCGGCATCGCCGTCGGTGACCTGCTCATGAACGGCACCTCGGCGGGCAAGGCGATCGAGATCGCTGCGGTCGCCGGGACCAACTACTGCTGCTTCGCGAAGGTGCTCGTCGCGCCCGGAGCCGACAACGACCTCGTGTCCTGCCTCATCAACCCCGTCGGCCGCGCGCAGGGCTGATCTGCGGACTGACCTCGAAAGGAATCCCCTCACATGGCAACCGCAGAAGCTCTCGATCTCTCCGAGTCGCTGACCTCGTTCGCTTCGGCGTACGAGAACGGCAAGTTCATCGCCGACAAGGTCGCGCCCGTGATCGAGGTGTCCGCGATGAGCGGCACCTTCCAGAAGCGCGCCCGCGCCGACGTCAACCGCGCGACGGTCGACGACATGATCGGCACCGACGGCACCGCGAACGAGCTGGGCTACTCGCTCAGCGAGGACACCTGGGCGCTCGTGCCGCGCGCGCTCAAGGCCGCGGTGAACGGTGCGATGAACTCGGCCGTCGTCTCCGCGCTCGACCCCGAGCAGGAGGCGGTGGAGCAGCTCATGCAGGCCATCGGCCTCGCGCACGAGAAGCGCGTCGCGGGCGTGCTCACCACCACGACCAACTACACCTCGGCGAACCGCAAGACCGCCGCGGCGCTGTGGAGCAACACCGTCACGGGCGACCCGCTCGGCGACATCAAGGCCGCCCTGCGCGCGCTCCCGTCGGCGGGCGACAACTTCAAGCGCGTCATGTGGATCTCGGACGTCGTCTTCGACGCGCTGACCACGCACCCGCAGCTCCTCGCGCTCAAGGGCACGACCCTCGGCGCGGTCTCCGACGCGGAGCTCCTGCAGTTCTTCAAGGGACTCGACGAGGTCCACGTCTCCGACACGACGTACAACTCGGCGAACGCGGGCCAGTCGGCGAGCTACTCGCGGATCTGGTCGGCGACCGCCTGCGGCATCGCGCTCGTGCCGCGCACCGCACCGAGTACGCGGACGAGCATCTTCGCCGCGAGCTTCCGCCACACCAGCGGCGTCCGCGTGCGCCAGTGGATGGAGAGCGGCCGCGGCTACGGCGGCTCCTCGCTCGTCCAGGTCGAGCACCTCACCCAGCCCGCCAAGGTCATCCAGGATGACTGTGGCGTCATCATCTCGAGCTGCCTGTGATCGTCGAGGTCGTCGTCCCCCCGGTCGTCCACGCTGGTCGGCGTCTGCTCGCAGGGCAGCGCGTCGACCTGCCGGACGCGTCGGCACTGGCGCTCGTCTCGGTCGGTCGCGTTCGGCGCGTCGTCGAGGCAGCGCCGAAGGCGGCGGCCGCGGCACCCACTCCTCACCAGAAGAAGCGGTGATCACATGCAGATCCTCACCTACGCGCGGCGAATCTTCGCCTGGTTCTACGGCTCGCTGACGTTCAACGTCGTCCGCGCCGTCGATGGCGCTGCGGGCACCACCACCGCGGAGGTCGCCGTCGGCGTCTCTCCGCAGGCGGGCAAGCTCGTGAAGGCCTACTACGTCGCAGCCGCGGGCCTCACGGCTCACGACACCAACTATGCGACGATCACCGTCAGCCGCTACACCGCGGCGGGCGGCAGCAAGACCACGATCGCGAGCATCACCACGCAGATCACGGGCGGCTCTGGCAACTGGACGGCCTTCGTCCCGGTGCCGCTGACGCTCGCGGCCGACAACGCGATCCCCGCTGGTGCGCTCATCACGTACGAGGTCGCGAAGGCGGCGTCCGGCGTGGCGCTCCCCGCGGGCTCGCTCGTGCTCGTCACCTCCGACGCGCGCTGATCATGGCGCACCCCTACACCACGCGCGCGCGGCTCGATGCCCTCATCCGGCCGACGCGCTTGGTGAGGCTCCTCGACGTCGATCAGGACGGTCTCGAGGAGACCGACGTCTTCGGCGACATCATCGAGCGCGCTGCGAACCAGGTCGACTCCGACCTCGCGCGCTACTACGTGGTCCCGTTCGACGCGATCACGGACTCGCCAGCCACGCCCGGTGTGGTCGCGGATCTCTGCGACTACGCCGCGGCGGTGCTCCTCTTCGAGCTCGGTGGCTCACCGGCAGCCGAGGACGCGAAGAACTTCCTGCGCCGCTACGAGGCGCTGCTCGCGCGCATCCGCTCGGGCGAGGCGTCGGTCCCCGGTGCTACGCCGGTCGCCGCGTCGGACGCCGTCGTCGCCGCGGTGTTCAGCTACGTCGAGCCGACCACGTCGGGCGTCGACACCTACAGCCGCCGCAGGAGCGACTACCTCGGGAGTTGACATGCTGATCGAGATCACGCCCCCCGAGGCGTCGCCGACGCTGAGCGACTTCGCGCGGAGCGTGCTCGACGGCATCGACGGCGCGCTCGCTCCTATGGGCGAAGTCCTCCACGAGGAACTACAGCAGCGGTTCGAGACGCAGACGGATCCGCAGGGCCGCCCGTGGGTCCCGCTCTCCGATAAGACGCTCGAGATCCGCGCGCGTCGCGGCTTCCGCGGGACGCGCATCCTCGTCGTCACCGCGATCCTCCGCAACAGCTACGTGCCGCGCATCGCGCCCCAGGAGCACCGCGTCAGCATCGGCCCCGGCGGTGCGGCAGCGGTCTACGCGGCAACGCACCAGTTCGGCCGCGGCAACATCCCCGCGCGCCCCATGCTGCCCATCGGCAACGCAGGGCCTCCGCGCGCTGACGTCGTCGCCGAGCTGCGCGCGACGCTGGCCGATTCCATCCGCGCTGCGCTCGCCAGGTGGCGCGCGAACCGAGGTACCTGATGGCACTGCCGACCAGCCTCGATGCGGCGCACGAGGCCATCTATGAGGCGCTGACGACGAGCACGGGCAAGACCCGCGCGATCGACGTGCAGCACCTCTTCCGCCGCGTCGCGGCCAAGAACGCCGACGCGGGCACCGAGGGCGAGGCTATCCGGCTCGGCAAGGCCGTGCTCGTGACGCTCCGCGACCTCGGCGACGTGCCGCAGCCGGAGATCGCTCCCGGCGACCGCATCCGCTTCGCGGGCATCTGCGAGATCGTCCGCATCTACCACGCTGGGAACGCGCTCATGTACGAGGAGCGGGAGCGCGCGCGCAAGCTCGCGGCCGACGACCTCCTCCGCGTGCGCGCGGCGCTGTGCTGGCCCGGTGCGCTGAGCACGAATGCGGCGCTCGATGTGACCGGCATCGACGGCGGTGCGCTCACGGCGAGCGGGCATCGCAGCGTCGGGCCGACCGAGCCAACGGGCCGCGCCTTTCTGACGTGGACCGACCTCTATCCGATCTCCATCACCCTCTCGATCTGAGGTGCTCTCGTGACCGACTTCATGCAGACCGGCATCGGCCGCGTGCGCTACTCGATCGAGCCCAACGGCTCGTATGCGATCGACCGCACTGGCACGATCGGCAACTTCTACGACCTCCGCACGATGGAGGCGACGCCGACCTTTTCGCAGGCGATGGTGGCCGACGGCCGCATCGTGCAGCGGTACTTCCAGCGCACGCTCGACGTGCTCGGCTTCGACCGCCCGAGCTTCGAGCTCCGCAGCTACTTCACGGGCTACGGCTCCGCGATCAACGCGGCGGCGACGCCCGCGAAGACCAAGCAGGCGCAGGTCCTCGAGGCCATCTGCGGCGGCTACTCCAGCCCCGGCGCGGGCTCACTCGTCGCGTCCGGCGCGAGCACCACCGGCTGCGTGGTGACCGCGGCGCAGGGCTCGCGCTTCACCGCGGGCGGCATCGTGTGGGTGCAGAACTCGGCGGGCGACTACGAGCCGACGAAGATCAAGACCGTCTCGACCGATACGCTCACCTTCGCGTGGGCGCTCAGCGGCACGCCGTCGGTCGGCGCGGTCATCCTGAACAGCCTCCACGCGTTCCCCGAGGAGCCGTCGGTCGCGCAGACCTACCTGCAGATCCTGTGGGAGGCCGCGATCAACCGCGAGCACATCTTCCTCCTCTGCGGCATGCAGGCCACGGCGCTCTCGTTCGCGATGGCGCTCGGCGAGCAGCCGACGTGGGCGGCCTCGCTCTCGGGCGCGCAGGACATCCACGACGACAGCATCGCGACCCCGCAGGGCGGCAGCGCGATCGCGGCCGCGACCTACGACGGCGGCGAGCCGACGGTCTTCCGAAAGGGCGGCCTACTCTTCGGCCCGATGTCGGCGACCACGCGCACGCACGTGTGCTTCTCGTCGCTGACTTTTAACCCCGCGATCGTCCACGCGCCGATCCCGTGCGCGAGCGGGACGCAGGGCATCCGCGAGATGTGGCGGCAGCGCGGCGAGGCCCCGACGCTCTCCTTCACCGCTCCCGTCGAGGGCACGAACGCCAAGGACTGGCGCACCGCGCGCGACGCGGGAACCAAGTACCACGCGCTGGCGTACGCAGGCGGCGGCGCTGGCGACCTCCGCGGCGTCGAGTGCGGCACGCTGCAGATCACGGACGTCGTCGAGGCCGAGAGCAACGGCCTGCGCGGCGTGACCGTGACGTGCAAGGCGCTCGAGGACGAGAACTCGACCGACCAGACGACGAGCTTCCGGCGCGCGCCGTTCCGTCTCCCGATGGCGTGATCGAGGGCATGCACGTCGATTCTCTGGTGGGCTCGATCGAGGTCGTGAGCGCGGCCGACGCGGCGCTCGACATGACCAAGCAAGAGCGGCTCGCGTACGCGCTCAGCCGCGACCCCGCGAAGCTGCGCGAGGTGCCCGGTCGCAAGGCCGTGCGCTTCGTGTGCCGCCCGCTCTCGTCGGCCGAGGCTGGCATCTGCGAGTCGCAGCCGTCAGCCGACGCGAAGACCGCGTGGGCGTTCATGCTGGGCTGCGCGGAAGTTCGCCACGCTGACATGACCGGCCCCGCCGAGGGTCGCGCGGTGAAGCCGACGCATCCGTTCGAGGGGCCCGACGGCCGCAAGCTGATCTGGCACGACCGCGAGATGACCGCGCTACAGGCGGTCTTCGGTCGTCGCGTCTTCTACGAGGTCGGCTCGGTCATCCGTGATCGGGCGCTCCTGGGAAACGCGGCGGGCGGCGTCTTGGACCCCTTCGAGACGCCGCAGTCGTTGCTGGACGCGCTGGACAGGATCGCGCGCCACCGTGCGGCGCTCCAGCAAGCTACGCCCACGGAGACGCCCAGCACCTAGCCGCGATCATCCCCGCGGAGTCGCTCGCGCGGAAGCTGCGCGAGGGCTACCGCTGCGATTGCGACGGCATCGAGCGACCGCTCCGCGTCTGCGACGTGGGCGGCCTCGACCCGAGCGAGCAGATCTTCACGAGCATCGAGAAGGCCACCGGGACGCGCGGCAGCGCGTGCCCCTGGCGGGCCTTCCGTGACCCGTTCGTGGGCGAGGTGCTGCGCGCCTACCGCTGGTTCAAGGCGGGGCAGCTAGCCGCGCTCTGGCCTCACCCGCCTGCCGCTCTCGTGCGCGGGCTCGAAGTCTACGACGCCGCGCTCAACGGCACGCAGGCGCACGACATCCGCGAGGAGCGCAAGCGCCGTGAGCGCGAGCGCGAGCAGGAACTCAACAAGCAGGCGGCGAAGAAGGGACGAGGTCGACGATGAGTGACTTCGATCTTGACTTCGGCGTCCGCATCACGGGCGCTGACGAGTCGATCGCGACCGTCGGACGTGTCGCCCGCGCCAACGAGACCGCTGCCCGCACGACCACAGCGGCGGCGCGCTCCTCCTCGGCTGCCGTCGCGGGCCTCGGGCAGAGCGTTCAGCAGGTAGGCCAGCGCACCGGGCAGGCTGTCGGCGCGCTCGGCCAGATGGCCACGCAGCTCGGCTCGCTTGCGCCCGCGGGCAGCGCGGCGGGCTCCGCGATCTCGCAGCTCGGCGGCGCGGTCGGCGCGCTCTCGGGCGCGATGGGTCCGCTCGGCGTGGCGCTCGGGATCGCAACCGTGGCCGTCGCCGCCTTCAACACCGCGGTCAACTACGAGGCCAACGCGTCGAGGGCCGCCGAGGAGGCTGCGCGCAACCAGGCCGAGGCGCTGCGAGGTCTCGCGACGGCTGCCCGCGAGGCTCGTCGGGAGCTCTCGGCGCAGCGCGACATCGCCGAGGGCCAGGTCGGCGCGATCGGCTCGGACGACCTGCAGCAGCGGGCCGAGGAGCGCCGCCAGCGCGTGCTGCAGATGGAGCGTGCGCGAGCGGAGCGCCTGCGCGGCTTCGGCCTCTCGGAGCGCGGAGACGGCTCGGTCGTTCGCGGCAGCGCGGGCAGCCTGCTCGGCGAGCGCGCCGCATCGCTGCCTGCCGGGTTCGAGCAGAACGCCGAGACCTCGCGCGCGGAGATCGCTCGGCTGCGCGCCGAGGTGACTGCCATCGAGCAGGAGTTGATCGCGCGCGAGCAGACGACCGCCGACGGTCAGCGCACAGGCGAGGCTGCCGCGCTCACGGCCGCGGTGACGTCGGAAACCGAACTCGCAGAACGTGAGCGACGGCGCCACCGCGGCGGCGCTCGACCGTCCGGCGTCAACACGACCGACGCGGCGGAGCGCGAGATGGCGCGACGGCGCGACGTCGAGGCCGAGTTGATGAAGGCCGCCGAGGAGCGCGACGCGGCCGAACAGACGCTCGCCGACAAGGCGCAGGAGCGGGCCGACGCCGAGAAGGAGCGCCTGCAGGAAGGCGCGCGCGCCCGCGAAGAGGCTGCACGCGAGGCCATCGCGACGCAGCGCGAGCTCGAGCAGGCGTCGATCGAGGCAAGCGACGCGTTCGCGGCCTCGTGGCGCGGCTCGATCGATGACGTCGTGGACTCGTGGCGCGACGCGAACCGCGCGCTCCGCGTGAGCGGCGGGCAGATGCGCTCGCAGGCCGACCTGCTCGAAATGTCGATGACGTCCGCGGGCAACAGCATCGCGGACACCATCGGCGGCACCATGGTCGGCGCGTTCGAGAGCGCGCTCGGCGCGTGGCTCGATGGCAGCAAGAGCTTCGTCGAGGCCGCCGAGGACATGGTTCGCGGCGTCCTCAAGGCGCTCGTGATCGAGTCGATCGTGCAGGCCGTCACGGAGACCGCGCGCGGCATCGCGTCGATCGCGTCGCAGGACTACGCAGGCGGCGCGGCCCACCTCGCGGCGGCTGCCGCGTGGGCTGCCGTCGGTGGCGTCGCTGGCGCTGCGGGCGCTGCCATGGGCGGCTTCGGCGGCGGTGGAGGCAAGGATGCCGCGCCCTCGACCGCGGTGACACCAAGCGACGCGAGCGCGCAGCAACAGCCCTCGCAGCCGATGGTGATCAACGTCTACCCCGGCGGCTACATCACGCAGCGCGACGTCGAGGCGGGCCTCGTCGATGCGCTCAACAGCGCGGGGCGCGAGGGTCGCCGTCTCGATCCCTCGCTGATGGGTGGGTGACGTGTACCTCCTGAGCAGCTTCCGAATGGAGCGCATCGGCGTCGCCACGATGACGTGGGGCGGCATTGACGTCACCGTGAGCACGGGCCGCTTCGCCCATGTGCTGCTCGCCGTCGATGGCACAACGCTCGCCGAGGAGTTCGCCGCCGCGCTCGCGACCGCCGCGCTCGAGGCCAGCGCGACTGCGAGCGTCAGCTACTCGACCACGACGCATACCTACACGCTGAGCGACGGCGGCGGCAGCTTCGCGATCGGCTTCCCGTCGAGCGACGCGGGCGACGTGATGAAGGCGATCCTCGGCTTCACCGCCGGAGCCACCGCGACCTCGCACACGAGCACGGTGCGCCCGTACTACGTGATCGTCCCGCTCATCGACGGGCGGTCCCGCTACTCGGGCCTGCGCCACGAGCAGACCACGACGCGGCGACAGGCGGACGACGGCCGCGGCTACGCGCTCGGCCGCTCGCAGCCGGTCGTAGTGGGCCAGTGGGAGCATTGGCACGAGCCGCTCGCGGCGGTCTTCGACTACGCGGCAACGACTGCCGTCCCGTGGACGTGGGAGTCGCTGTGGCTGCACGCGGGGCGGTGGCAAGAGTTCGTGCTCGTGCAGCCGCACACGGCCGACACGGAGCCCGCGGGCGTCTGGCAGCTACGCACGCCGGACTACGACGACAGCACGCACGAGCGCCAGTTTCCGGACGGCGACTTCGCGTGGAAGGTCCGCGTTTCCGCGGTCCGCATTGGCAGCCTCTCCGAGCCCGCTGCGGTGCTTCGTGAGGATGCGTTCTACCTGCTTCGCGAGGACGGCTCGCGGATTCTGAGGGAGTAGCGATGGCCGACACGAAGATCAGCGACGAGGCAGCAGCGGGCACCCTCACCGGGGCCGAGCTCGTGCCCGCCGTCCAGGGCGGCGCGAACGTCCAGACGACGACGGGCGCGATTGCCGCGCTCGCGTCCATCAGCGCGACAGTGTGGTCCATCGAGCAGGCGGGCAGCGCGCCGACTGCGACGACCGACGTCGTCAAGCTCTACGCGGTCGCCGTCGGCGGGCGCGCGGAGCCGAGCCTCTTCCTCGAGGACTCGGTCGTCGTCCCCGTGACGCGCACTCCACGGCGCAGCGTGAGCGCCTCGGACAGTTTCGCCGCGCGCGATGAGATCGTCTGGGTCACGGCGAACACCATCAACTTGACCCTGCCCTCGCCGACGAACCACGACGGGCGACAGTACCTCGTGATCAAGAGCCACGCAGGCGCGAACGCGATCACGCTCGTGCGGACCGGCTCCGAGAGCATCAACGGCACGGCCGCGTCTTTCGTTCTGACCGACAGCGGCAGCGCGGCGCGCGGAGAGTGGCACATCACCACCGACGGCACCAACTGGATCGTCTCGGGCGGGACCATCTGATGACTGCCCTCGTCATGGCAGGCGGCAAGAAGGCCGCGGAGGACCCCACGCCCGCGAGCATCTTCGGCGCGAACCTCGCGTTGAACTTGCTCCTCGCCAACTTCAACGCGACCACCGACGTGTGGAGCGACGACAGCGGCAACGGCAACGACGCGTCGGACGTCGCGGTGAGCGGCTTCACGAAGGATGCGGACGGCGTGATCTTCGACGGCGCAGGGAACCGACTCGAGATCGCCGATGACGCGAGCCTCGACGGCGGCGGCGCGCTCGCGACTCTCGTTGTCGGACTCGTGATGAAGCCCGACGTCGCCTCGGGCAACAACGTCCCGATCTCGAAGAGCACGACCGGCGCGGGCTCGTGGAGCACGCAGACGAACGCGACGGCCTTCCGCTTCCACTGCGGCGCTCCCGGCTCGGCGTTCGGCGAGACCGCGGGCGTGATCGGCGCGGGCACGGCGGTGCGCGTGATTTGGCGCTACGACGGCGGCGGCACGGGCAACGCGGGCCGACTGCGTTGCTACGTGGACGGCGTGGAAGGCTCGCCGAGCTACACCGGCACGATCCCCGCGACGCTGTCGAACACCACGAACAAGGTGCTGATCGGCGCGTACGAGGGCGGCGCGCAGCTCTGGGACGGTCGCATCAAGCACGTCCTGATGGCCGTCGGGCACACGACGAGCGACCAGGACATCACCGACCTGGACGCCTACCTGGCGACGCTGTGAGCACGTTCGCAGAGTACCTCGCGACCGGCTCGGGCCTCGCGGAGTACCGCGTTGCTATTGAGGGCTGCCCGCTGCAGTTCTGCACGACGCACGCGATGGCTGGGCCCGTCGTCGGCGGCGGCGCTGCGGCGGGGCTGCTCCGCGTCGGCGGGCTGCTCCGCGATGGTCTCGCGTTCACCGAGAGCTGTTACCTGCCCGGAGCCGACTACAAGGCCACGCTAGGCTCCGTCGTCATCGAGGACACAGACGAGTCGGTCGCGTGGAACCTGCGCGCGGCGTCGTCGGTCTTCTCTAAGATCCCGCGCGCCGTCGGCTTCCTCCTCGCCAGCGCGACCGCGAGCGATACCGCGTTCTCCGTGCGTGACTCGTCGGCGTTCACGGTCGGCACCGTCTACCACATCGACACCGAAGCGTTTCGCGTCGATTCGATCGGCGGCTCGCTCACGATCAACGTCACGCGCGGCATGTGGAACACGGCCGCGCAAGGGCACTTCGTCGCGGTCTCGACGCTCACGGGCGACCGCTCGATCGTCTGCCCGATCTACGACGCGCCCCCGACCTACCGACGACGGCGGGTGTGGATCTACGGGCACGGCCCGAGCGAACTCGGCCTCGGCACGACAGGCACGCTTGTCGCCCGCGGTGTCATCGCGAGCGCGCCGCAGCTCAGCGAGGGCACGACGTGGAGCTTCGGCCTCGCGCCGCTCACATCGCTGATGGACTCCGACGTCGGCCCGCGCGAGGGGCAAGCTGCCTTCCGCGGCATCTACTACCCCGGCGCGTCGCCCCTGCGCGTCAGCGTCGGCAAGCGCACCGGCGACGCGTACACGGACCCGATCACGGCGTCGAGCGCGGTGATCCTCTCGGGCTTCTGGGAGACACAGGAGGCATTCTGCGCCGACCTGCAGGACGCGCTCAACGCGAACGCCACGATCTCCGGCTGGGGCGTCACCTTCTCCGCGCGCCCCGTCGGCAGCGAGTGGGAGCTGTTCGTCACAACGGCGACGCCGACGGCCGCCTACATCTCGGTCTTCTTCGGCTCCGCGTGCGACGGCGAGTTCACGGGCGAGCTGTACGAGCTCGGCTCCACGCTGCCGCTCGCCGCAGCGTCGCCCGATCACGAGTACTGGTGTGCATGGCGCGGCCACTCCGTGCCCGAATGGGGCCCGTCCGGAGACAAGGTCACGGAGGGCGCGCGCGGCGTCCCGCGTGGGCAGTACTACGCATGGGGCGGCCCGCCCGACGAGCCGAGCGAGATCGCGGCGTGGCCGTGGTATCGGCTCTACCTCGCGAGCACCTCGGGCCTCGCGGTCGATGACCCGATCCGCGTGACGCCTGCCGAGGACGGCCTCTTCGCTCCGTGGCAAGCGCCGATCGCCACGGTCAACGCGGGCGAGGGATGGGTCGAGATCGACCCCGATCGCATGGCTCCGCTCTCGTGGGGCACCGGACCGATCGCGCCGCTCGTGGGCGACCGCGGGATCTGGACGCTGGTCACGCCGTCGACCTCGCCGACGGTCTCGCTCGTCCGCAGCTACGGCGACGCGACGCACCTCGCGGCGTTCATCGCCGAGGTGACCGCTGACGCGGTGGACAACGCGAACGCGGGCGTCGTGCCGTTCCTGCTCTCCGACGACTTCGCGAGCTACGCGACGCTTGAGGCCGCGGTGCTCGAGGCCGCGAATGGTCGACCGTGGCTGCTTGCGCGGAACTACCACTTCGCGTCGGCGGTGCGGTTCGCCGACATCATCAAGCACGAGTGCCGCCTCTACGGCCTCTTCTTCGCGACCGACGCCAACGGACGGATCACGCTGCGCCCCCTCGCGGCGCGACTCGACGAGGACCACGTCCTCGCGTCGAGCGACCTCATCAACGACGACTCCTTCGGCGAGATCGTGGTGGAGCCCGACGGCATCCTCACGGGCCTGACCGTGCGGACCGGCTACGACGCGATCGAGGACGAGCACAAGGGCCAGGTGTACGAGCTCACGATGCTCGCGGCGCTCTCCGCGCAGCGCGCACGGCTCGCGCTCGAGATCGCGCCGAAGACGCGCGCCGCTGGCAGCGAGCCCGATTTCGAGGCGCTCTGGTCGCACCTGCAAGCGCCCGTCTCGATGTGGAGCAAGCAGCGCGCGCGCGTCTCGATCTCGGTCCGCGCGACCTTCTGCAACGCGATGATCGGCGATGTCGTCTACGCGACCATCCCGCAGCTTCCCTACGACGGCGAGCGCGGCATCGACGGCGGCGGCGGCGGCATCGTCTCGACGCGCGGCACGATCACGGGGCGCTCGTGGGACGCGAACGAACCCGCGATCATGCTGGACATCGACTTTGACGCGCTCGACGTCGCGGGATACACGCCGACCGGGCGCGTCACGGCGACGAGCGGGGCGGGCACCGCGTGGACGGTCACGCTCGACGCTGACGAGTACGGCCCCGGTGGCGCGGTCGTCGATGCGTCGTTCTTCGTCGCGGGCATGATGGTCCGGCTGATGGAGTGGGACGCCTCGATCCCCACGATCCGCACTGGCACCGTCGTCTCGGTCAGCGGCAACGACGTCACGTTGACCACGGATTCCGCGTGGGTGCCCGGTGCGTCCGTGTGGAACCTGCTTTTCGCTGACTCCACGACGGCGGGCCTCACGACCGCGCAGCTTCGCTATGCGTACATCGCGCGCAGCGGAGGCCGCGTCACGATCGACGGCGGCACGCGCGCAACGAGGAACTTCGCGCCATGAGCACAGGCTTCCGAGGAGCGTACATCCGCGGCGTCGCGTCGCAGCTACGCGAGGACGACGGCGTCGATGCGGGCGCGGTGTCGGACTGCCTGGTCAACAACGTCGGCCACCTCTACGACGCGCACCATCCGCACATCGTCAATATCGTGAGCGAGACGGGCCTCGGGAACGCGCTGCGCCAGGACGAGCCGAGCGCGTCGCAGTACCGGCTGATCGACCGCTGGCCGTTCCGCATGATCACAGCGGCCGACGGCGGCAGCGCCAACGTCGTGTACCGCTTCAAGGGCTACCGCTCGGGCGGCTCGGGTAACTCGCTCTTCGGCATCCGCATCGGCACCGACTCGATCGCTCCGTTCCTGAACGGGACGCACACCTACCAGGCGCAGCACACGATCGCGGGCACGACTCCGACGCTCGCGAGCGGCACTCTCTACGTGCGCCCCGAGGCGATGAGCACGCGGCATCCTGAGATCGCGATGTCGGGCTCGTACGTCGTCGGCGCAGAGACCGGTTCCGGTTACTTCCGCCGCGCCTGGTTCGAGGTGTGGTGCCTGATGGACGGCACCAAGCCGTCGATCCGCGTCTCGTCGCTCATGGCCCGCCAGTTCGTGAGGCTCTAGATGGTCGCCCGCGTTCCTCGCAGCTTCTCGCAGCCCTCACGCCTCGGCATCGCCAGCGGCAAGCCCGTGCGCGGCGTGCAGATGACTGGGATCGCCGATGCGCTCGCGTACCTCATGGGCCGCGGGAACGTGCTCCTCCCCGCGACGCACCCCGAGGGCAACGCAATCGCGATCTCCGCGACTGGCACCTATCACCTGCAGCTCTTCGAGAAGGCCCAGGCAAAGCACCGCGTCTGGTTCGTGCGGCCGATCACCGCGAGCGGCGTTGCCTACGGGACGTTCACGGACCCGAGCGGCGGAACCTCGACGTTCATGGCGGTCGAGTCGCCGACGCCGGAGTACCGCGTCAGCAATACCGGCTTCTTCCACGTCGAGACGATCACGGGAACGCGCGCCAACGGCCCGACGGCGGTCACCGTGACAATCGCCAACGGCGGCACCTCGACGGGCACCATCGTCGTGCAGGCGCTCGCGTGCTTCGAGCTCCCGCGGCAGTCGCTCGAGGGCGACACGTACGACCTCGGCGCGGACCCCGACACGCTGCGCGCGGACCTGCCGATCTTCGATGCGGCGTACCTGTCGATCGGCGGCCTCTCGCGCGGCATCGGCAACGCGCAGCTCTACGATCCGCGCGTGCTCTTCGCGTACCTCCGCGCGAGCGGCAACGGCATCGACTACAAGAGCGGATCGCAGGCGTCGATCTTCGACGAGGGGCCCGTGGTGCAGCCGTCGCACCAGTTCCGCAGCGAGACGCTGCGCGGCGTCACCGCCTACGCCTACGCGTACTGCGACGTTGGTACCGCTGGAACGCTCAAGTTCCTCGCGACGAGCGGCGACAGCGTGACGATCAGCGTGACCGCGACCGCGGGAACGTGGGTGAGCGGCTCGTTCGACGTCTACGCGGAAGACCTCTCGACGGCCGACGGCCTGCGAGCCGCGACCGAAGAGATCGTGACCGTGCTCGCCCAGCGCACGAGCGGCGGCGGGTCGATGTGGATCGAGTCCGTGATGCTGGTCGAGTCGCGAACCTGACCGCCCTGCCGTCTCGCGCGCGCGCGAGAAAAGAACGAGGAGCCACATGAGCAGCGCAATCGAGAGACAGGCAGCAGCCTACACGCCCGGTGTCCCGCACGCGCGGAGCACGGTCGCGGCGGCCGAGCTGCTCGTGATCCCCGCCGACATGACCGGCAAATTCTGCTGGTTCCAGGCGACCGCCGGGACCGCGGCGGGCGCGGCGGTGGACGTGGCGATCCGCTTCGGCACGAGCGCCGCTATGGGCGCTGCCGTCATCGACGATCGCTCAACCATCGACGGTTCGGGCAACCTGACGGCCGACGCCAACGTGCCTCATCTGCTGATCCGCGCTGGCTCCGAGCCGCGGCGCGTGAAGCTCGACTCGACCTGGACGCACATGAGCCACATCAGCGCGGCCACGACCGGCGCGCTCCGCTTCGGGCCAGCCACGGGGACGAGCTGATCATGCCTCCCGACGCGCTGGACGGCATCTTCGGCACGTCCGCGGTGGCGCTGGCCATTGCGGCGCTGCTCAACGCGATCTCGTACGCGCTCCGACGCAAGGCCGACGCGAGCGCGCAGCTCGTGCAGTCGCTGCTCGACCGCGTCAGCAAGCTCGAGGCTCGGGTGGGCGTGCTCGAGGCCAGCCTCCGCGCGGCCGAGCGTCGCAGCGATGCGCTCGTCGACGAGAACGAGGAGCTTCGCGACAGCATCTCGACGGGCCGCGTGATCCCCGTGCGCTCGCGACGTGACGACACCGGACGGCACGGCGCGCTGACCGCGTCGATGATCGAGGAGCAGCAGCGATGACCTGGCCCGAAGCGTTCACCACCGTCGGCCTCGCGTTCGCCGCGCTCGGCGCGCTGCCGATCGTGCTCACGGCCGCCGCGCTCGCGAGCGTCGTGTTGTACGCGTGGCTCGACGACCGCCGAGCGTACGGAAAGGGCTCCCGCCGATGACGACCGCAAGCAAGCCCCCCATCAAGGCCCCGCGCATCGAGTGGCCGACGGCTGCCGCGCTGACCGCCGTGCTCGCCGCCCTCGTGGCCGTCTGGGTCGTCGCGTCGCCCGAGCAGCGCGCCACGATGCTCACCGGCGTCGGCGCGATCGGCTCGGTGGGCCTCGCCGTGATGCGCGCGATGCTCTCCGCGCAGGACGCAGCGCCGCCGCCCGTTGCGCCTCCCCCGCGCACGCCCAACGGCCTCGACAAGCACGACCCGCTCTCGCGCGACAGCGACCGCGGGGCCCTGCGCGTCGGCGCGCTCGTGCTCGCCTGCCTCGTGTGCCTCCCGGCGCTCGGCTGCGGGGCCTCGGCGCTCCGCACGCACGCGACCGTCGCCACCATCGCAGCGGGCACGCTCGCCAGCACCGCGCCACTCGTCGCGCCCGCGTGCGATGCCGCGCTCGCCGGCTGCGACGGCGCTGCCGCGTGCATCGACTCGACGGCGGAACGCTGCCGTGTGGCCGCCGTGGCTGCCGAGGGCGCACTCGTCGCGACCCGCGGCTACATCGACGCGATCGAGGTCGCGAGCCTCGCGGACGAGGGCCTTGTGTTGCCTGCGCTGCTCTCGCTCGCCTCCGCGCTGGCCGCCCGGTGGGCCGAGGTCGTCGCCGCGCTCGCAGGCGTCGGCGTCGCGCTGCCGCCGCTCGACATCGGCGCGCTGCTCGGGGGTGCGTCGTGAGGCCCGAGCTCGTGCAACTCCTCGTCTCGCTCGTCGGCGCTCTGCCCGGCCTCATCGACGCGCTCACGCCCGAGGCGCAAGCCACCGTGCGCGAGCAGCTCGGCGCGGCGCGCACGCTCCTCCCTGCGGCTGGCTCCGTGTCGGACGCCGTCGAGGGCGCGATTGCGAAGCACACGACGGCGCAGACGCTCGCCCGCCTCGCGCGTGCCGACTCTGGCGCGCTGCTCTCTGGCTCCGAGCGCGCGGCCGTCGCGCGTGCGGCGCTGCTCCTGCGTGATCGCGATCTGCTCGCGCCTCCCGCGCTCTTCGCCGAGCCTGACTCCGAGAAGGACTGACCACCATGAGCAAGACCAACGCGTGCGAGACCGGGCTCCTCGAGCTCCTCTTCAAGAACACCGACTTCGCGAACGTCGGCGACGCGGGAGGCCTGCAGAACAGCGCGACCGCGGGCAACCTCTACTTCTCGCTGCACACCGCCGACCCCGGCGAGGCGAGCGACCAGACCACGAGCGAGATCGCGTACACCTCGTACGCGCGTGTCGCCGTCGCGCGCTCGGGCGCGGGCTTCACGGTCACAGGCAACAGCGTCTCGCCCGCCGCCGCCGTCGAGTTCCCCGCGGGCACCGGCGGCTCGGGCACGGCCACCCACTTCGGCATCGGCACCGCGTCGAGCGGCGCGGGCGTGCTGCTCTACAAGGGAGCGATCACGCCCAACATCATCTGCGGGGACGGCGTCACGCCGAGGCTCACGACCGTCACCATCACGGAGGACTGATGGCTGGCATCATCACGCGCGACGAGATCGTTGCGGCGCTCTCGACGGCGACCGTCTACCCCGTGATCAAGGCGACGATCGCGACGCAGGGCAGCGGCGGCTGGTCCTCGCTCTGGCGCGCCACGGGCACGCCTGCGCAGGGCGCGATCCCCGGCGCGGCTGCCGTCTGCACGGACGCGCTCACGGGCTCGCTCGGAGCCATCGCGACCCCCGGCAGTGGCCAGCGGAACGCCGTCCTGCGCGCCGCGATGTCGAGCGCGAACGCCGGGCAACTCACGGTGCTGGTCGATCGACTGGCGCACATGGGCGGCCTGTCCGGCACGACGACGCCGACCGCGCAGACGGCCAACGTGACCTGCGCCACGCTCGCTGGAACGCGCTGCGCCTCGGATTACTCAGACGTCCAGTGGTGGCTGGAGATCTACACCGACATCGGCACCACCGCGGTCACGGCCACCATCGCGTACACCGACAGCGGCAACAACAGCCGCACGACGACGCTCAGCTTCGGCGGCGCGTCCCCGCTCAACCAGGACTCGCGGATCTTCCCGATCATCCCGGCGGCGGCGACGCCCCTCCCGATCAAGTCGGTAGAGTCCGTGGCGCTCTCGGCGAGCACGCTCACCGCGGGCAGTTTCGGCGTGACCGCGACGCGCGAGATCGCGCCCTTCGCGCTTCCGCCCGTCGCCAACTATGGCGACACCTACGACTGGGCTCGCCTCGGCGCTCCGACCGTCCACGCCGACGCCTGCCTCTCCTTCCTCGTCCTCTGCACGACGACCGCGACGGGCGCGCTAACCGGCTCGATCGCCATCGGCACGGCGTGATCCGATGCCGTTCGGCCCGACGATCGACGGCACGGGGCGCTCGAGGCTAGGCCGCCTCGCGGGCGACCTCGCGGCCACGCTCCTCGACGGCGGCATCCTGCCCGCTGGCGTGCTCGACGCCACGGGCACGGCGGCGGGCACCGCGATCGCGGCTGCGACGGGCGCAGCGCGCACCGCCTCGACGGGCACAGCCGCGGGCACCTCGGCGGCGTCTACGGCTGGCGCGAGCATCGGGGCGGGCATCGCATCGGCCGCAGGCTCGGCGACGGCTGACGCGGTCGGAGAGGCCGGCGGCGGCGGCGAGGCGACGGGCACGGCAGCGGGCATCGCCACGGCGGCAGCCATCGGCGCCGGCCTCGCGCTCGCGTCGGGCACCTCGGCGGGCACGGGCACGGCATCGGCCGACGGGGCATCGCTGGCGCTCGGCGCGGCCTCGGCGGCAGGCGCGGCCAGCGCGGCAGCATCGGGCGCGAGCCTGGCTCTCGCGACGGCCAGCGGGGCAGGCAGTGCCGCGGCGGCGGCAAGCGGCACGGGCGTCGCGATGGGCACCGGCAGCGCGGCAGGCGCGGCCTCGACGGCATCGACGGGCGCGGCGTGGGGTGTCGGCTCGGCGGGTGCATCGGGCGCGGCCACCGCGAGCGCCACGGGCGCGAGCTACGCGGCAGGCGTCAGCGCGGCGGCAGGTCTCGCGAGCGCACAGGCCAGCGGCGCGAGCACGGCCGAGGCTGCGGGCACGAGCTCGGGCAGCGCGACGGCTGCGACCGCAGGCGAGGACGCGCCGGACATCGTGCACCGCTACCGGACGCGCGTGCAGACCGACGAGCGGGCCGTGACTGTCCTCGCCGACGTGCGGGCAGATCGAGCGCGTGCGGACGACCGAGCCGCGGCCGTCGAGGCAGAGCGCAGGAGCGCGAGCGTACAGGCTGACGTCAGGTCGGCCGCATTCCCCGAGGCAGCATGACGACGACGAAAACGCAGATCGGCGCGGGGGACGTGGACGTCTGGTCGGTGGACTGGACGGCATGGCTCACGCAGAAGGGCGTCGAGGAAGCAACGACGGTCACCGTCGCGTCGTCCACCTGGACGGCCGAAGCGCCGCTCACCGTCGCCGTCTCGCCCGCGCCGTCGATCTTCGACTCGTCGCGGCAGACCAAGTGCTGGTGGGACGCGTCCGCGTGCGTCGTCAACGACATCGTGACGCTCACGAACACAATCGTGACCAGCGAGGGGCATGAGCGGTCGCTGACGGTCGTGATGACGGTGGTGAACCGATGACGCGCCTCGCGGCTCTCGCGCTCCTCGCGCTCGCGGGCTGCCCGCGGCCCGTGTGCCCGACGATGGCGACGCGCTGCGACGGTGCGCGCGCCGAGGTCTGCGCG